TTCACGGAGTCGGTCGGGTTGTTGAACACGCCGATGAGCGTCAGGATCTCGAATATCGCGGCGATAATGCCCTTAGCCCAGTCCTCCGTTACGCCCAGGCCCTGCCAGGCGTTGCACAGCGTGAGGATCATGAGCACCTGCGAGACGATGGACATCCACAACACCTTGGATTTGAAACGGTTCTGCATAGGTTATTCCTCCTTCATTTCAGGTAATTTAAGATGGGTTTCGATGCGAATCAGTCGCCGTTCGAAGCTGAGCATGCGCGCATCGCCGTTGCCCAGCCTCCCCTTGATTTCAATGAGAGATGAGTTTATGCCCTCCATTTGATAGAGGACAAGGCCGATTTTGTTCTTAAGTTCCGAGTAGTCCTGTGCCTCCTCCTTTGTTGCCCTGGTCTTCTTGTCGATCCTGCCATACAGCAGGCCCAACAGAGCGATGACAAAGCCGGCTGCGGGCCACATCCAATCAGGTATCATCATGGTCCGTCGTCCTTTCGTTGTGATATGAAAAAGCCGCCCTGGCGGGCGCCTTTTGGCCTTGGCTTAACCGCTATATGTCGTCTATTGACCCCGTGAAAAACTCAAGCTGCTTGATATAGGCGTATGCCTCAGGCAACATTACACCGGATGGCGATGCGGTGATCAGCGATGCCGGCAGGTCTATTACTTGCTCTTGCACCGGCTTCATGCCTTCGAGCTGGGTGTCTTTGTCCACGAACGAATACACAACTACCCAGCCGATCACAAGATGATAGTTGACATTTACCACAGCAATCTTATGGTATGAGACAGTCACTCCAGTATCAAGCAGCACTTCTTTTATAAGAGCCATATCGCTTCCTCCTTACATACAATATTCCGAATAGGATAATTTCCGGTCTCCTGATGGCTGTCATGGTACCAGCTATGCTGTCCGCTTCCACATATAACAGGTGATATATGGCTGCAAATTGTTATGGGCACCACCTGACCCAATTGAACCCGTATTAAATGCATAATTATAAGCAAAATTAAGGGATGTACCGCTTGCAGCTTTCGCTGGTGATCCCTCCCCAAGTGCATTGACCAAGTTAGCAGGTAACGGATGACTGTGTGACGGCATTTCTGTTGTTGCAAGTGTATGGGTCTTTGCACCACCTGTTTTTTCTGGTGCGTTAAACTCCGCCTGTCCCGTATCTACTGCGACAGGAACTCGGCCGGTCCCCCATGCAACCCAGGTACCACCGAATAAGCTAGAGGGATTCACATTGCGCACGGATAGATAAATAGACCCCACTGGATAGGCAAGAGCTAGAATGCCATTCAGCGCTGCTTGTAAGCCGGTGATCGTATCGATCGTCTGAGTATGGGATGTTGCCGCTTTGCCATCCAGCGCTGTTTGCAATCCCGTGATGGTGTCGATTGCCTGCGTGTGTGACACCGCGGCCTTATCATCAAGTGCGTTCTGCAGCCCCGCGATCGTGCTGATTGGTACATTCAGCCCCGCGAAGGTCGGGGTATCTGTGGTTTTTACACCCTGATTTACGTATTCCTTGATTCGATGCGGTTCGATGACGCCACAAACCGTGCCGTCGACGCGTTCGTCGGTGATGTCGGTTTCGTAAACGGTTTCAGCTGCGGCAGCAATCGACACCTGCGCAAGTGATATCTCCCATACGATACCGTTGCGTGTAAGCGCTGGGGGCAGCGGCGACATATCGGGCGTACCCCGGAGAACCATCGGGGATATGCTGCGGGTGCCGTTAGCCCGGTCCAAGCGCAGTATTACACGGTCGATGCGGGGCAGCGCGTCCGCCTCCACGTGCACTAGTTGCAGGTGATCCCCACCATCATCAAATAGGCCGTACATGTAACCTTGGATGGCCGCCAAACCGGGTGTTATTTGCGTTGTCAGCCCATCCGCGCCCGGCACGACTTGTAGATTCGAGCCCAGCGACTGCACGCCGTCGCCGAAGAATCCACGCAGCACCTGCGCGAAATCGTCGGCGACATACTCCCGGATGTCCGCGCCGGACGAATCAAAAAAGCCGAAAAACTGCCTTGCCATGGCGCCCTCCCTTAGAACATGTTTCGACGCATAGAAAAACTAGGAGGAAACAGTGTTGCTTGAACGCTTCTGTCGGAACCAACGTTATGAGACACTTGTATTTCCAGATAGTCGTTGACCGCGAGCGCGACACAATCAATATAGAGCCGCAGTTGGATGTATAGCTCCACTTCTCTCCTGATATTTTCGTATACATAAACAAGCGTCGCCCCGTTTTTAAGCAGCTTCATTTGATAGTTGTCATCCAGATAGCCGCCGTTCAAGGTCAGAAAAGCCGCAATAGTATACACACCGGCATATTTGCACACCATCCGTGTTGGTTGCGCAGCTACATGGGATGAGTCCGGGTTATATGTATAGCCGTTCCAAGCCACGAGTGTAGGTGTGTCGGAGGGAACTGTTTGATTCGTTCCTGTTCTTGTAAACAGCGCGCCGACGACATGGCCGGGGGTAACCTTGGCCGACGTCACCGCGCCGGACGCAATTTTATTCGCGCCGACGGCGTTGTCGGCGAGGTTGTTTGTTCCCACAGCGCCGGCGGCTACCGACAGTTTTCCAGCTAGGGCGTTCTGCAAGTCCGTGATAGTATCGATTGCCTGCGTGTGCGCCAAGGGTGCTTTACCGTTTAGTGCGTCCAGCAGGCCTACGATGGTGCTGATCGCCTGCGTATGCGGGGCGTTGATCCCGGCAAAGGTCGGGGTATCCGTGGTCTTGACGCCTTGGTTGATGTACTGTTTGACCGAGTACGGCTCGATCACGCCGCAGATACCGTTGTCGGCGCGCTCGTCAGTGATATCGGCCTGCTCGATCACTGACACACCCGGACGTACGTCGATCTGCGCCAGGGAGATTTCCCACAGGTCGCTGTTTTGCGTGAGCGCCGGCGGAGCCGAGCTGGAAGAGCCTTTGAGCACGGCGGGCAAGATGCTGCGCACATCCGTGGTGCGATCCAGGCGCAACACAATGCGGGCAATGCGCGTCTGGGCGCCGGGGGCGGAAACGACCAGCTGAAGCGGATCCCCGCCGTCGTCGAACAGGCCGTAAAAGTAACCCTGGATAGCGCCAATGCCGGGAGAAACCGTCACCTGCATTGACGTTCCAAGCGCCGTCACCTGAAGGTTTTCACCCAGGGCTGTCACGCCGTCCGAGAAAAAGGCTCTGAAATACTGGGCAAATTCCTCCGCTACGTAGGACCTCTCGTCGCCCTCGATACTGTCGAAGAACCCCGCAAATTGCCTTGACATGAAATCACCTCGCTATAGTTTTGTTGCCGCGTAGTACCCCTGCCAACGAGATTGGCGCGGCGCCGAACACAACGGATACCTGCCGGGTGCGGCCCTGCTCCAGGACCTCGCGCACCTCGGTTACGCGGGCGTCCATCTGCGCGTTGCCGGCGCGTACCGTTACCTTGTCGCCAAGATCCCAATCCCGGCCATACAGGAATGCCCCGCTGTCCAACACGGTCGCGCTGATGCTTTTCTTGATGGACGATTCGGTTAGCTTGCGCTGCCCCATCGTGATGATTTCCGGCGCATTGTCAATGCTGCCGGCGTCCACCCACATCTCGCGGCGCTGCAGGCCCGTGGCATTGCCCACGGCCTGGATAAGCCGCTCCTCGTCCTCGCCCGCTCCGCCGGTATATGCCACGTTACGCCAGGCAGTACGATTATCTGTGTACGACGCCTCGCTGGCATTGCCCGAAAGCACCGATATGGTAACGCGCTTGGTGCCGGGATTGCTTTCGTGCAGGTCCTGGCCGGGTACCACGTCGAATACGAAGGTCTGCGCACCGAAGTCGGGTGTGATGGTCCAGCCCAGGTCGGCATACTCGCCAATGGCCTGTAGCACCTCGTCGAGCTGCTCAAAGCGCGCCTGCCAGGGCAGGGACGCCACGCCCCGGTGTTGGTTGGGGACGAGCGTCATGCGCGGCATAACGCGTCCTGCGGCCTCTGGCGCAGTCATGTTGCTGGCCACGTAATGCTGCAACACGCTCTCGGCGTCTGCGGTCACACGGTCCCAACCGAAGTTCGAGCCCACCAGCGGCGGTACGGCGACGCGGCGCTTGGTCAACCCTTTGAGAGTGTAGCCCGTCACCATCAGGTCACCGGCGCCTTCTTTGAGCGCAACCGTCTCGATGATACCGGCCTTGTGCGGCTCATTGGCCAGAAACAGGATGCTGTCGTGCTCCAGCGCGCCGCTGTTGGGAGTATTGGGGTGCAAATGCAGCTCGAACTCCCCCACGCCGTAGTGCCGGCGCGTGAGCTGCAAGCTGGCGTAGATCGGTATCTCACCGCGCAGCTCGAAGTCCGGCGTCATGATGCGCAACGCGCCTTCCATGACTACACCCCCTCCATGCGCCCATACCATGACACCACGACGCGACTGCGCGCGCCGCCGCTGGAAGGCATGTATTCCAGCTGGTTATCGCCCGGACGCAGCACGAAAGCTGATAAAGCGCTGTCCGTTGTCAAATAGCCGAACGCGCTCTCCGTCACGCCGGTATCCAGATTGGTGACGTCGACCTTAAGGTTGTTTTTATCCGTATCCATGGTCAGCACCTCGTCCTCCGACAACAGGCGGGAGAGTTGCAGCGCCTCGCCGGTGGAATGGTTGACCAGCCGCGGCATTTCTCCGGAACCGTAAATCTCGATGCTTACCGGAGCGTCTACCTGGCCGGCGTTGACGGCCATGGCGCTGAATTTCCGGTTGCCGAAGGTGATCGGGAAAGACATCGGAAACCGGAAAGCTCCGCCGGCATAGGCCATGATGACGGATCTTTGATCCACGGTGCG